CCATCAGACCCGGTTCCGGCGCCGAGTGGCACAGAAGGGCCGTCTTGCCCACAGCGAAGGAGTAGGAGCCGGTCGCGCCTTCAGCCGCCGTGTTGTAGGTAGACTTGGCCACGCACACACGCTCGACGTCGAACGCCCCCGCCAGCAATTCCGGAGTGATCGCCTTCGCATCGGCCTGCATCGTATACTTAACGCGGTCGATGACGAGCGGGTGCTTCCGGAGCGCTTGGTACACCGACCAGGAGATGGCCAGCGTATTCGCTTCCTGTCCGGTGTTCTGCAGGATGGCGGTCTGACCATCGGACACGTCCGAGAACGGATCCGAGTTGGCGCCGTCGCTCCACTGATAGACTTGGTTGGCACCCGGCGCAGAAGCGACGCCGGTAATGTCGGTTCCCCACAGACCAGTGGTCAGGTACTTGGACGCGAACTGGCGGTCACGACGGATGAGAAGCTTCTGCATCAGCATCCGAGTGACGGCCACTTCGATGTCCACCGCCGGGTCGGCGTTGCGGCGCATCTGGTCGCCGATGTCCTTGTGCAGAGCCCAGACGAGCGCTGCGTAGGACGCGGTGCTCAGGTTCAGACCGCTGCCAGCCGACTCTTGGCCGTCAGCGCGAAGCTGCGCCTCATCGCGGAAGAAGTCGTCCTTGTTCCAGATGTAATAGAGATCGGACTGGAAATCCACCGGCACAATCGGGAAGATCTTGTCGGCGATGTAGTTGGCGCTGTCCTGCATATACGCGACGGCGATGTTGGTCAGCGGCGCGTTCGTGTGGACAGACGAAGAAGTGATAGAAGCCTTGCGCATGTCGCGGGGCATGAGGGTATTCTCCAAATTTGGGCGTCACGCCCCGTTGATGTTAGCCGGTAGCGCCGATGTCGACGGTGCCAACGGCACCAGCCGCGCAGGTTTCGATCGCAACACCGACCACCACGTTCGTGGAAGTCTTGGTCACGAGCTTGCCGGTGCTGGCTTCGGTCATCAGCTGGTCACCGGCGGTGACGCCACCCGTGCCGATCTGGGCCTGGGTGATGCCGCGCTGCACGATGGTAGCTGCGCCGCCGCTGATGGGGTTGTTCTGCAGGATGCCGGCAATGGCTTCCCCGCCCGTCGAAGCCAGATTGACTTGACGAGACGTGGTAGTCTGCTTCACCGCGTAGTATTGCTTCGCGGAGAGATCAGCGGCAGCAACGCGGTTGCCACCGTCAAGGAGTTGTGCGCCAGAAGTGGCCATGGTTCATGTTTCCTTTGTTGCGAAGGATTAGGCGTTAGCCTCTTCCCTCATACGCTTGCGGATGTCCGCGGTAGCCGGATCGGTGTACGCCTTGGAGAACGCTTGCGCGTGCGAGAGATCAGGGTTGGCCTTCTTGACCTCTTCGACCTTCGCCAGGAACTCTTCTTCAGCGGAGCCCGCTTCCGGACCGCCGCCGCCACCGAAGTTCTTGAACAGCTTGCCCTGCGCCACCTGCTCCTGCAGACCCTTGATGCGCTTCTCCACTTCGGCTTGCGCAGTGGCGTCTCCGCCATACGCCTTCCGAAGAGTGGGACCGAACGCATCGCCGAAACCGATGTCGGTGGCGCGCTTGGCGAAGTTGGCCACCGCAGACTCTTCCTCGCGCTTGGCGAGAGTTTCAGCGTTGGTGCGCAGTTGGGCGTCCTGGCTCTTCAGGACGTCGAACATGGCACCCGCCATCTTCTTAGAGATATACTTGCCATCCATAGTCTGGAAGGCCAGACCCTTGGCGACGCCGTCGGGGCCGCAGTCTTCGTCACCATCGTTATCGGACGGCATCGGCTTCTTAGCCTTGGCGAGCTCATCGTTCGCCTTGGCGAGATCGGCCTGCACCTTCGCCAGAGCTTCAGCGGTCGTAGCCGCCTTGGCCATGTTGTCAGTGAGGGCCTTGGTGATGTCGGCTTCGGTAGCCGTGTCCGGCAGGCCGAGCGCCTTTGCAAGTTCCTTGAGCATTTGGCTCTCCGTAGGGGCGACCTTCTTCCAATCAGCTGGAAGTTGGTCAGTGGCTCCGAGCGCTCGCGCCCGAGAGATGATGTGGGCGCGAATTGCAGCGTGACTCCCGCTACCGCGCCCGATAGCGTGAATTGCGTTGTGAAGGTCCTCCACATTTTCGATTGGATACCGCCCGCCCGGCATGGCGGCACCGGAAGCGGCAGCCTCGCGTCGTTGATCAGCGCTGAACGTGCGCTTACCCAGAAGCAGGAAGGCGGTATCGTCGAAATCCTCAGCGCGCTTCATGATGTCGGCGCTGGCATGTTCCTGGCACGGACGATCGACAGCGGCGACCTTGTCAATGCGCAGGCTGCGAAGAATTCGCTTGGTCATCAATCGTGCTCCTCGTAGGCCAGCCGCTTACCTTCGATGCTGAACCCGGTGTACTCAGGCGGTTCACCGTTCGGCCCAGGCTTGAACTTCGCCAGCACGTCGGGCGGCGGATGGAAGGCGCACATCAGACCAGTTTTCTCGGTAGTGATGCCCATCGCCTTGGCGATATCGGTAGTCAGTGGAAACAGAAACGGGTAATGGCCGCGATCAGGGCCATCGTGCATCTCGTTGCCGGGCAGAACACCCGCTTTGGAGATGTCCAGCGCCGCCTTGGTCATCACGTCCTCGGGGATATGCTCCGGCACGCGCTCACCGGCATGCGGTCCAGCCATGTCGACATTCAGGTCGTAGTAGTCTTCGCCCTTGACCTTGCACACCACGGCCCATCCGAAAACGAGGCCAAGCTGACTGTCGACCTTCGCAACGCGGAAATTCGGGTTTACTTCGGTCGTGATCGTAGACATCGCTTCTCTTTCATCTGCGGTGGGCGTGTGAACGCCGCTGGCTGTGATGTCCTTACGCAGCCCCTTGTCCTTCGCCCAATTCTCATTCAATGGCGCATGAACTTCAGGGCCAAGCTTCAACGGAAAATCCGGAGCTTTAAGGTCTTCAAGCCGGATATCACCCGCGTCGTAGCTTAGGGTGACGTGAGGATGATATCCGGGGAAGTCGTGGCTGGCTCCTGCGGCCATCGCTTCGGCATGCCGAGCTTGAAGAGCGTCTGAATTGAAGCTGAGAACCAGAGCACCCTTGTCGCCAAGCAACTCAATCTTGCGCTTGACAACGATGGTGTCGTCCTTGGGCTCCAAATTAACAGGCGACCTGGAGTACACCTGTGTCACATGCATCTCTTCAGGCGGCACGAGGTTCTTCACACCCTGCGCAGCGGCCCAAGCGTGAAGTTCCTGCGCGTTAAGCACCGGGCGATGGACGTAGAGGTTATTCATTTGTTCTCTAGAGCCTCAGCGATGCGGTTCAGCGTCCTCAGAAAAATACCGACGAGGCGCAGCGCCGTTTTGATGGCCACCTTTTCGTCTTCACGCTCAATAGCACTCTCAAGAACCATGATGTGATTATTGATGTCGTGCTCACTCATTACTAAGCCCCCTAGCGCCACCCCACTGTGACGTCGGCTGCCGTGCCGGTGGCTGTCACGACAGTCAAGCCTGTCTTGAATGCTACGTCGAATATGGCGCACCCCACGCCCGTCGTCGTATCCATCACGCCGATAACAGTACCGCTGGCGGCGGTGTTGTCGTAGATTGTCAGCGTATTGGCGCTGGCGCCCTTGGTATTGACGCATACGCGCGACAGAAGACCAGAACCCGACTTGATCGAAGTCGTAGCATTCGTGGTGATATGCGTGTAGTTATTGTACTGATAGACTAGCGTTCCAGCAGGAAGCGCGAATGCGGATGAAGCGAGCGCTAGAGCAAGCGCCGCACCAGCAAGTAGACCACGGATCATTTGCTTTTCCGATCTTTGATGGTGATGTAGCCCATTTTTTGAAGGCGACGCGCTAGCATGCCCGCGACATGCTTCTTGACCTTATCGCTCGCAAGTTCTTGACGCTCCTGAGCGCTGGCCTCTGATCCCTCAACACCATTGACTTCCGCAAGAAGCCCTTGTGACAGTTCAGGTAGATCGGCGGCTTCGCGAAGGTAGTTCTCGAGGTCGTTATCGGGGAACATGCGCGCCCCGGCTTGCGACATGCGGAGAACAAAGTTGCTGAGTGCGTCCAAATCAGTCCGTTGCGGCATGGTTGGGACGAAATTGGGCATGGTGTCTTCACTATCACCATTCAAATCCCATAGTCGAGCGACTCCGTAATCGTTCAAAACAGACGCATTTGAGTCCAGCCACCCTTCCGTGGCCTGGAAAAACATGTCCACTTTTGTGATGCCGAGGGACTGCGTACCACGACTCGAGTGTCCCAATTGAAGGAAATCAGCGAGCACACTGGTCATAATGTCCAGTTTATAGCGCTCAATGGATGGGTCGAAGTTCACAGCGACGCGCCCAGCCTGCGGAACTGTGTACTTGAACTCGTACATCGGCACAGTGGAAGGCGTACCATCCGGATTTTCGTACGTGTCAGACGGAGTTATGAGTCCCATCTGCTCGTCAACCTTGATATTGGTCACAATCCTCTTGAATTGCTCCAGCGCCGCCATAGCCTGCGGATCAGCCTGCTGAGCCGCTTCCAACAGCGCGCTCGGCACACGATATTCAGGCGTACCACTCATGCGCTCAAGAGCAATGGCTTCCTGCTCTTCCAAGCGGGAGGCGAACCACCACGGGCGGTAGGCGCTACGAAGGATGGAGTTCCCTTCGGGGTTGTTCTTGTGCGCCCTCGGGCGAAACAGAAGCAGTTTTTCGATGGGAATATCGATCAACCCACCGAACCACGGCTGCTGAGTAAGGCCAGTGACGTCACCTTCATCGTCGAAGAACCACTTCAAGATAGTATCCTGGCCGCGCAAGGCGATCTTGGCCCAGCCGATCTTGCCGTCATGGAACTTACTAGAGCGCTGGCGAACAGCGCCCTTGGCATTGCTGATGCGCGGCTTGCGGCCCAGACGCTTCTTGTACACGAGCTCATGCGGTGCGAACCCATAGGGTAGCATCGTCAGAGTCTCAGCAATGAAATCGGGCCACGGCTGGCTCATATCCTCCATACAAGACTCAAGAAATTCGGCGCCAGCGATCGCTTCAGGCGTATCGTCGTACGACGAAACTCGCCAAGAGACCTGCCGCATCGTCTGCTGGATAGCAAACAGGATGGCGCCCACCGTCGGAGAGTTGTCCTGCATCTCGCGGTAAGTGCGCGCGCCTTGGCGGCCACGGAGTTGAGGGAGGAACTCCTCTCGAACCCAGCCGCCATACTGGCGTAGTCCAGACGAACCCTTGGTCCGGCTTAGTTGACTCCACGACAAGTCTGACGGTGGGCTGGGGTAGCCCATGCTCGCGTCAGGCTTGAGGCCAACGTCGTTGGCGTTCGGACGTTGGTTGTTAGAGGCCATCGGTGACTATCCAAATTATGATGATAATCACGAGAATTATCCACATAATAGAGCGAACAAGTCTGTGATTAAAGATTTGTTGTTCCGCCAACAGACCAAATGCCATAGCCAGAGCCAAGAGTATCTTCACGCGCTTGGGCTCCGTCGAGTTCCGCCAATGACCACGGGGCGGGCGAAAGGAATGACGCGGCCGCGCCGCAGAGGCTCAACAGAATAGCGCAAGGCGTCGATGACGTGGTTGTGGTCATCTTCCAGGAATGGTGTAACCAATCCTGTTTTCTTATCCACCTTGTACGAATACAACGTGAGCTCGTCGATGGTGTGGATGCACTCCGGATGAACCACGATATCGTAGTTCTTCAGGAATTCAACGCCATCTTCAAGCGAACCCGGCCCTTTTCGAGCCGGGATTATATTATAATCACGGCGACGTAGATAAGAAATAGTCTCAGGGCGGCTACTATCGGCTACGATGGTCCACTTGTTACCGCCCGGCGTCACCTGATCATTCATGATCTGGTTATAGAACAGGGGTAGATGGTCGATTTCAACGCCGACCTTATACAGTTCCTTGTCCACAAACAGCGTACGCGGCATGTCGGGGCGGATGTAGCACCGGATCAAGGTGCTAGGATCAACAGAGAAGCCGAAATCCGCCCCAAAATTGAAACACGTCTTTGGATCGTAACGAAATTCGTCATAAGTGCCGATCCGCCAATTTTTAAAGACCCGCGCTTCACTGTTGCGCTGGTACTCGCCCAGCCAGATGTGCGCATACTTGTCCGGGTCGCGCCGCTTGTCCCATTCCATGTCCTCTCGTAGGACGTCAGGGAACCACGGGTTATCGTAGTAGTTAACTCGGCGAACGATAGAGCGCGGCGGCGCACCGGCGGGACCACGAAACATCACGTCGATAGGGTCAGTAGAGAACCTCGGGTTCCAGTCTGCCCAGATTTCCGACCCCGGCGCGCGCACCGTGGGGGTCAAAATGTCAATGCTGGCCTGAGAAACTGCACGAGCTTCTGTGATGTATGCTATGTCGATACCTTCCATAGATGCGATCGAATCGTAATTCGACCGCAACCCAGCAAAGATAATGATCGATCCGTTGGAGCCTCGAATTTCTGTGTCGAGTGACTGAAAGAAGCCATCACCAGCAACGCCCCAGCCGTAAGCCTTGATCTTGTTGTCCAGCAGGCGCTTGATCGAGTCCCTGATCGAGTGCTGAATTTCGCGGCAGCACAGGATGGTCTTTCTCTCTATTCTCGCCTTCGCAAGCAAAGTTGAGGCAAACGAGTGAGACTTTGCGCTGCCCCGGCCTCCA